GTGAGCTCGAACACGCTGAACCGGCTGTTCGCCTTGTTCCACAGGTCAACGATGTTCCCCGGCTTGCGCTCGATCTCTCGCCGCTGCTTGCCCAGGCCCGCGTAGAACCGAAGCTCTACCTGCGCGATCGACCAGGCAATCTTGCTCACGCATGCGTACACCGTCGCCACGTTCTCGTACGCTGCGGTCTGCAGCTCCGACCCGAACACGGGTCCGTTCGGCGTCCAGAACACCGTCCCGCCGAATCCGCCAGTCCCACCACCGTCGCCGCCGCCGTCGCCGCCGCCATCGCCCTCCTGCGGCATTCGCACGATCTTCGTCTGCACGAGCCCCAGGCGGCGCATCAGCCGGAGCATCATCGACTCAGAGGAACCTGACATCCATCGCTCCCGCCTTCTCGTCCGACGCGATGCAGTACCGCATGGCGTCGCACCCGTGGTTCAGAGCGTCGATCGGCTCCTCCTTGGCCGGCCTTTCCTCTTTCGTCGGCGGCCACCGCTGCAAGGGAACCTCGTCAGCGGTACAGAGCGGGTGGCCGTTCTCGCGCAGGCGCTCGTCAGGCTCGACCAGCGCATCTTCGAGCAACAGAATACCCGGAACCTGACCCTCGTCAACCGACAACTTGTTATGCAGGCACTGCACTCCCGGCGCAATGTCCTTGTACGCCGCCTCTGTGAACCACCCAGCCTCTGCCATCAGCTCTCTTTCCTGGCGATTGTGGTCCGCCCAGCGCATAGCGACGGGCAGCTCGGGCCAGTCCTCCTCGTGCCGCTTCAGTGCCTTGCCCTCCAGCCCAGCTCGCGCGTAGCGACCGACCACGGCCCACTCGTCGGCCTCCAGCTGCTTCAGCATCGGCATCAGCGTCGGGATCGTCGTCTGGCTCGTGTACACCTCGCGGTACTGCACCCACGTGCCAGCCTTCGCCAGCAGGCGTTTGCCCACCGTGCTCGTGAACTCCATATCCCGCGGCGTCTTCACCCACCACTGGCAGACGAACGGATCCACGTACCCGAAGTCGATGCCCACCCGCCTCGGCCAGTCGTGCGGCGGGAAGCCCCCAGGCCACATATCCGGCCCTGGCCTGCGGATCACCCCGCTGTCAGGGTTCCACTGCCCGTAGACCGCGCCCTCCATGGACTCCCAGCGCCCTTCCCAGTACCGACGCCGGTACACGCCCTTCTTGTCCATCAGGCGCGCCACGTAGTCCTCGGGCAGGTTGTGCAGGTTGTCCGTCAGCCCGCTCACCAGCACCTCGGCTGTGATGCGCCCCGCCGGGAGAATGCGCCCGTTCGGCAGCACCAGCTCCGTCTTCGCCCGGATCACCTTGTTCCGCGTCGGCCGGTACTTCCTGAACACCCAGTGCGTCTGCGCGTCCGGGTTCATCACCAGCACCAGGCGGCGCCTCCAGGCCCGGCCCAGGCGGATTCGGCCACCGACGGCTTCGACCTCCTCCTCCGTCAGCTCCTCAGCCTGGTCCCCGTACGCCGACCCGATCGCTGCGGACCTCAGCCGGCCGGGGTTGTCCACGCCCACGCACAGCAGCTCCGAGCCGTTCGGGTACTTCATCACGGCCCCGCCGTCGGAGTGCGGCTTCCAGCCCCAGGCCACCAGCTCCGGGTCCAGCACCTCCTCCAGCAGCACCTTCAGCGTGGTGCTCCACATGCTGGCGAGCGTCTTCCTGAACAGCACCACGAGGTTGCGCTCACTCGCCCGGCAGTCGAGGTCCGCTGCTTCGCAGATCCCGCGCGTCTTGCCCTTGCCGTAGGCGCTACTCCACACGACTACGGGCGCCGGAGACACCAGCGCCCGCCACTGCGAATAGCTCTGCGGCTCGTACGCCTCACCCGTCTGCTGGCTCATCCTCTGTCGGCACCTCGGGCGTCACCAGTACGCCGTTCTCCATGAACCCACGCATCTCGACCGTCTTCACCTTCAGCCGAATGGGCAGCCCCACGTCCGTGCGGATCGGGAGCCCGAACCGATTCGCCAGATTCTCCGTCGCCCGGATGCGGTCACTGTGCGTCGCGTCGCGGTACTTCCCGGCCAGCAGCGACTCCCAGTAGTCGATCGCCAGGTCCAGCAGCGCGTCGGCCTTCTTCTGCCGCTCCTCACGCTTGCGGATCTCCGGGTGCTTGTCCTCGCCCTGATGCTTCAGCTTCCCCATTCGACACCCATCGCCTTCAGCTCGAGCCTCAGTCCCAGGCGCACCAGCTCCCAGTCCTGCTTCTGGCCCTTCACCTGCGAGCGGAACTTCAACCTCTGCCACTCGCGGTCACCAATCACGCCGACCACCCACTCCTTCAGTGCGTCGAGATCTGCGACCGAGTGCCACCAGCCGTCGTGACACCGCCAGCACAGCGCCACCGCGTTGCCCGTGTCCCAGCGCATGTGCGGGCACGTCCCCTGCGGGAAGATGTGCGCCCACTGCAGCGGTCGCTCCAGGCGGCAATGCAGGCAGCGGCCGTACCATCCAGCCCCCTTGCCTGTCGCGTGCGGCATGAGCACGGCACCGAACTTCACCATCACCACGGTGCGCGCCATGTCGTTCAGCTCCAGGCGCTCGTCCTTGCTCAGCCCGCCCCGTCGTAGCGCCACGCGCCTGACCGGCGTCTTGTTCCTCAGCGCCGTCTTACGGACCAGCGGCGTGCGTCTCAGCATCAGCTGTCGCAGGCGTCCGTGCTGTCGATCTCCAGCCGCAGCAGCTTGTAGCTGCGGTCGAACTCGAAGCCCAGTTTCACCTGTCCATGGCGAGTCTCCAGCACCTTCATCGTCCCAGCCACAACGCCGGACTCGTCCCTGACCACGACGACTTCTCCCAACTTCCTTGTCAGCACCAGCATCGCTCTACCCCTTAGGGTGATTGGATAGGGGAGGTCGTCGGATGCGACGTACGCTCACCTACGCCATCGAGTTTTTCGTGCCGCAGCTCCACTCCAACATATTCGCTTCGGTACAGCAAGGCCCGCCCAGTCCCGGCAGCCGGCGCGCGACGACACGTGTCCGGGCTCATGGTCGCACTCACTGGGCGGGCGCTTGTCACTCCAGCTCCAACACTCGTCGAAGATACACCTCACCGGCCGGGTCCATCGGGCGCTCCGCCGGCTGCTGCCTCAGACGCGCTTCGACCGCACACAGCTCCTTCCAGCCCAGGTCGTCCTTCACCCACATGCACTGACCGCTGCCGTACCACTTCACCGTGGCCTGCGCCGGGCTCGACACCTGCAACCCCTGCCAGTCGTCGAACCTCACCTTGTCTGCCCACCAGCGCTCCATGAACGGCAGGTTCATCGCCACCTGCAGGTGCTCCGGCTGCACCCTCACGACCTCCAGCACCTCACTCGGCGCCAGCTTCTTTGCCCAGGCGTCGATCGACAGGCGCTTCACGAACCTCGTCACCACGTTCGTCACCGGCAGCCCGGCCCGAAACGTCCCGCCCCACGCATTGAAGCCCACGTGGTCGCGGTCCTTGCGACGGCTCTCAGTTGGACGCTCCAGCTTCGGCATTCTCGTCCTCCCACCTGCGGTTGTGCAGCCACTTACGACCATGCGGCACGAACTCCGACTCGCCCATCTCCACCTTCCGCCTCATCAGCGGTGCGTCGCGGTCGAGTCCGGCCATGATTTTACTGAACAGCTCCTGCGTCCAGGGACGTATTTTCATCCACTCGCGACGGGCCTCGGTCTTCGCCACCTTGCGCGGATACGCCGGCCAGAACCAGTTCTCGAAGCCCTCCTCCCACTCCAGTCGCGTGCACCCGCCTACTCCTGCCTCACGGCGGTCAGCAGCCAGCTCCGAGAATAGCGTTTCAACAGTCCCGTTCGATTCACTCGTTTGTTGCGCCTTGATTCGTCTCTGCGAGTCGGGCTTCAGCGTGCCGTCCTTCAGCGTCTTGCGCCTCAAGTAGTGCGCCCGCAGACGCTCCCGCTGGTCCTGGAGCCTGTCGTACTCATCAGCGGATCTGCGATGCACCCACAGGTCCGGCGACTCGATGAGGAAGCAGAACTCGAGCTCAGCCTTCGTCTCGGCCCACCTCTGGTCGCTGACCTCCACGCCCCCGAATGCCCAGGCGCGGGCCAGCTTCTCGCTCAGCACTCCGGGGCTCTCGGTCTGCCATGTCGCAGCTACCACCCGCGCGAAGCACCGGAACACCCCATCACTCAGCGTCTGGACCCGCGGATCACCGTGCAAGGTCAGCCAGAACGCCCTCATCCAGCTCAGCTTCGAACTCATCAACCCTCCGTGGTTATCCTCACGCTCGGATCCCACAGGTCCGGGACCCCTGCCAGCCGGCCTCCCAGCCAGCTCTCCTCACGCGTTGCCCGAACCCAGGCCGAGAACTCCTCCACGCCCTGGCTCGTCTGCTCCATCTCCAGAATGCGGCGTCCGCACTCACCGTCGTAGAAGTACACCCGCCGCAGCTCGATGGGCCACTGGAACATGAACCGCCCGTACTCCAGCTTGTCCACCTGCTTCACCTCGTACCCGCGGGGCGCGAGCGCCAGCCCCATCCACCGATACGCCAGCGGCGGCCCTGCCTTCGCCCGGAGAATCACGTCCAGCTCCGTCAGCGCCAACATGCACTGATGCCCGTCTGCTGGCCCTCCTACCAGCACCGACGGAACTGGCCCACTCGCCGGCAGGTTCACCGGCAGCACCTTCAGCTCGATGCGCCTGCTCACCCTGCTACCTCCTTTCGTCGCTGCGCTCTACGTCCAGCCAGCGCCTTCGTCTCAGCCCGGTGGCACGGGACGCAGAGCGTCCGGTAGTTCTCGAGCCCATGCCCGCCCCCCTCGACCAGCGGCACCACGTGGTCAGCCTCCCACAGATTCGGCACTACCCAACCCCACGGGTACGGCTTCAGCCCCCAGGCTGTCAGCAGCAGCAGGAACCCGTCCTTGTCCTCCAGCGGATGCCGCAGGCGGCGAGCGATCCGCTCCATCAGCCCGGTGTCGCACCCACACCCGGCACACACGCCCTTGTCGCGCTCCCACACCTTGCGCCGGGCAAACTGGCTCAGGGCCATGTAGCCCTGGTCCCGGCACTCGTTCGTGCACCACGCCTGCCGGCGGCCCGTGAGCTCTGATCCGCACCCGCGGCACGTCAGGCGGCCGTTTGGGCCGCGGACGCTTGACTGCCTCGGTAGCGCCCTGGGCCTCACGGCCACCCGTGTCGCCAGACGGTCGCTCAAGGTCGCCACCCCCTCTCCCACATCCTGGCCGCATCGTAGTCCGTGGCCTCCTCGCCGCACCGCAGGCAGATCTTCCGGCACACGAACCACGTCGGCATCAGCCGCGTGTTCTTCAGCAGCTCCAAGTTCAGCCATGGCCACCACTTGTGCAGCCCGAACCAGCACAGCACGTGGCTCATCGTGCCCCCGCGTGGCATGGGGAGCACGGCTGCTGCGGGCACTTCACCTCGCCCAGGCGGCCCATCTCCACCAGCAGCATCGCCTGCAGTGCGGAGTCGAACCGCCTCTGGCGCTCCAGCTCGGAGTGCATCTGCACCCACACGAGCCCGATCGCGGCGGCCAGCATCGCGAGGTACGTCAGCCTCGCCCTCACCCCTTCACCTGCACGTAGCTCTCGCACTTGCCCGTAACCGCCGGCTCCGAATGGATGTAGCAGCCCATCGCCGTTCCCACCGATGACGCTGCCCTGGCGTGCTCCGCGCACATCAGGATCGGCTCCCGGCCAGGCCAGAACACCCTCGCCACCACCGGCTTCCCGCACTTCATTTCCTCAGCCATCTGCCCCTCCCTTGAGCTGGTACAACGGGGCCGCTCATGTGACCCCCGGAACCCCCGCGGTCCCGCAGCCACCCTGTCGCGGCCCCGAAGTCGTTTCATGCCATCATCTTACCACGGTTGCGATCACGGTTCCTCAACGATACGCGCCTTCATGCCAGGCACGTACACCTTGCACGAGTCCCACGTGTTGTCCGGCGACTCGTGACACCCACGCTCCCAGTACACCACCATCAGCTTGCCGCCGCGCCAGATGCCTATGCTGTCCGACGGCCACAGCCAGAACTCCGTCGTGTCCCCGGCCTCCTCGTCGAACGGAGCCGTCCAGCCCCACGTCGGCTCAGTCGCGACCGGCACCATCACCTTCCTCGGCTGGCACCCCAGCGATGCGAGCCAGGCCACCCAGGCGACGCACAGCACGGCCCCGAACCACAGCGCCGCGACTCGCATCAGTCGTTCCACAGGAACAGCGCATCCTGCGCGGGAATGCTCACCATCGTCTCAGGCGTCGAAGAACCAATCCGCATCCAGCGGGGCGCCGTGATCTGCAACGGAATCAAGCTCATCGTCGGGTTCACCAGCACCAGGCCGTGCTCGAAGTACCTCACGTACAGCCCGCTCGCGAGCTTCACCCACGCGCCAAGCGGCTCGCCTAGCCAGCCGACGTAGGTTCCCGTCGGGTCGGCCTTTCCGCCTGGCCCTACGCTCCACTCCTCGAACCACCACGTTCCGGGCCATGGCTGCCCCCCTGGCGCGACCTCTTGCGCGCCGTACGTGAGCGTCGCACCAGTCAGGCACGCGGTCCCCAGCGCGAACCTCATCGCGCGCTTGTCGGCCAGCGTCCCCTCCGACTTCAACCAGTCGCCGTCCTTCTGCCGCAGCGCGTTCGCGAACGAGCCCGTCGCCAGCGCGTTCGGGAACCCCTCGACCAGCGTGCCGTCCATCCCGCACCTGTCCGCGCCGGTCCCGTTTCCGTATGCCCGGAACCCTGGAATCGTCCCCTTGCGGATCGCGCGCACCGTCTGCGTCATGTTCCGCACGCGCACCTCGTCGTTCCACTCGTTGCCGACGCCTGCCCAGGCGACCATCGGACTGAAGTAGTCGCCGAAATACGCCTTCACTCGGAGCCGCTGCAACCCCCACACCAGCAGCTCCGTCAGCTCCTGGCTCACGTCAGCCTGCGCCCAATCCACCTCGTAGCCCATTGGCGCCCCCGCGATGAATCCGTTCGTCGCCTGCAGCGTCTTGTGCCAGTACGCGTCGAATGACTTGTCCCCCGACTGCACCGGGAACGTGGCCGGCAGGTGCCAATGCGTCGTCAGGTGGTAGCCCGCGACCTCGATCTCCGGCCGGTAGCTCACCAGCGTCGGCACGATGTTCGGCGAGATCAGCAGCGCGTTCATGTCCAGCGCCACCTGCGGGAACCTGGCGAACTGCCTGCACACCGCCGAGTCGATGGTCCCGTCCGCCTTCACGAGCGGGGCGCCGCCGGACCTCACGCCTACATACGCGCCGACTCGCGGGTAGCCGCCGTCCCTGGCGTTCGCGGCCGTCACCTCCGTGCAGCTCGACATGAGCACCGCGACCAGCAACATCACGGCCACGCCCATCAGCCACTCCCAGCCACGATTGCGACCGCGCATCGTCACCTCCGAATCCACCACAACAGGTCGATGCAGCCACACCAGTACTTCAGCTCGTCGTTCGACGGGTACACCCACCCCCACGGAACCCACTCACCCATGACTCGCCTCTCTCGCTTTGTGGAGGCTACCGGCCTGCACCACCAGCGCCTCCTTCAGGGTAGCAACTGCCGCATCCAGCTTCGACTCCATCGTTGCCCGCGCCTCCGTGGCGCCCTTCACGTACCCGCGCAGCTCTGCTTGCTCCAGCTCTGACTCCAGGCTCGAGATGAACCCCGACCGGGGAACGCTCACGAAGTCCGACACCCGGCCAGTCATCGTGCGGCCGTTCTCCAGCAGTGCCGCCGCCCGCTCCCTGTTGCCCATGCTCCCTCCCTATCGCTTCGTCACTCCGGCCTCTTTCGCGATCTTCCCCTGCGCGACCGCGATGCCCAGCTCGTCCACCGACCCGTCCAGGCGGCAGATGCCGTGCCCCATCAGGATCGGCTCCACTCGCTTGAGCTCCGCCTTCGGCAGCCCGCTCACCTCGGCCCACCGCCGCATCCTCGTCAGGCCGTTCAGGTGGAACACCAGCGGCCAGCTCACCATCGCCTTCAGCGCCGATATGTCGTCCGCCACCACCACCAGCGCGGCTGACCCCAGCATCTTCGCCACGTCGTCGCCGCTCAGCGCTTCCTTCATTCGACCTCGGTCCCGGTCGCTGCCGCTTCTTCAGCCTCGACCGCCTGGCTGGCTCGCTCCAGCCACTCGATGAGCACCATGAACGCGACCGCCGTGTTCTTGATTCCGCTCAGGCGCTTCACGCGCACGATCGCGCCCCACAGCTTCTCGTAGCTCTCCAGCGGCGCCAGCATCATGTGCTTCGACTGCGCGACCGTCAGTGCCTGGCCGAGCAGCTGCTCGATGCGCGTCACCTCCTCCGGCAGGAACCACAGCGTCATCGACTCCATCGGCAGCGGGTCTGGCCCGAACCCGTTGAACCGGATCTTCTCCAGCTCCTCAATCAGCTTCGAGTCGAGCCCCGCGTACAGCTTCGCGTTCAGCGACTTCAGGCTCGCCCACAGCTCCGCCAGCATCTGCTTGTCGTCCTGGCCCACCAGTGCGTTGTGCGACAGCTGCACCGCTACCTTCCGCTCCTCCTCGCCGTTCCATTTCTAGACGAACACGAGGATGCGCCCCAGGCCGGCCTTCACCGCCGCCTTCACGCGGTGGTTGCCGCTCACCACCAGCAGCGCGCCGTCCGACTGCTCCAGGCAGTACGGCACCGAGCTCAGCCGCCGGTCCGCCTCGACGTTCGCCACGAGCTGGTCGAACGTCGCCTTCGTGAAGTACCTGGCGTTCCGTTTCAGGTACACCAGCCGCTTCGGGTCCACGGCGCGCAGCTCCACCGCCCCGCCGTACATCTCGGCGGACACCTGCTTCAGAGCGTCTTCGAGCAGTGTCTCTCGTGCCACGCCCGCATCGCCTGCTGGAGCGTCCACTCGCCTGTCCTCCCGATGTAGTTCAGCTTCCACACACCGTTCTCCCGCTCGCGCTTCAGCAGGTCGTAAACGCCCCGGTACTTCATGCTCACCGGGTGCTTGCTGAACGCCGTCGTGAGCACGAGATCTACGCGCTGAATCGCCTTCTTCCGCAGCCACTCCTTCGTCTCGTGCGCCAGGCTCGCGAGCAGCACCAACTTCGACAGCCGCGGGTAGCGATCGGAAGGCACGCACAGGTCCGCCATCATGTACATCGTGTCCGCCGTCCGGTCCTGCTTGTCCACCATCACCGGGAACAGCCGCCACGCCTGCCACATCAGCACGCCGCAAATCTTGCCGTCCACCGTCACCGCGTGCGCCCACTGAGCTGCGGCCTGGCCCACCTCGACGGACACGAACAGCTGCCGGATGTAGTTCGCAGCGTTCGAGCCGATCTCGTGCACCTCCAGCTTCGAGTCGGCGCTCAGCTCGTCGTCGTCCTTCAGGAACGGCCACGCCACCGGCTCCACCGGCACCTGCCGCCTCACCACCAGAGGCTCGAGCTCCAGGCTCGAATACAGGTACACGTTCTTCTGCCCGCCGCGCGTAGCCTGGCCGATCGGCTTGCCCACGATGGCCTCCTGCTCGTCCTTCCGCTCCTCAGCTCCGATAATCCACGGCCCGGCGTGAGCCGACACGATCCGCTGCGCGAACTCCGCTCCGCTCGTCAGCTCCTTGTAGCCGGGCCGCTCCCACGCCACGAGACTGTCGAGCCGCTTGTACAGCTTCTCGTAGCCAAGCTCGTACGTCGGCGGGAACGTCAGCACCAGATCACCGTCCGGCAGCTCGGCCGCGCGCTCCCACGCATCGCGCGCGTGGAACTCCTCCAGGCGAACCTCGTCCTTCTTCTTCCGCACGCGCGTCAGCGTCGTCGCCAGCATCTTGCCCAGGCGGCTGATGTAGCCCTGCAGCATCCGGCGCTCGTACTGGTTCTTCTCGCTCACCATCGGCATCAGGTCCAGCAGCAGCGCCACCGCCGCCGCGCGCGAATCCTGGTCTGCGGCCATCCAGTCGTCGAACGGCTCCATCCACTCGCGCCACCAGTCCGACTCGCGATTCATCTTCATCGGCAGATCACCGCCGGCTATCGCGGTCCCCAGCGCGCACGTGTACGTGCTCACGTCGCTGCCGGTCAGCCTGCCCGTGTGGCCGTTCATGCGGAGCGTCGTCTCGATGCTCAGGTTGCCCGAGCACAGCACGTGCGCCCCCGCGAACGGCCCGTGGTCCTTCACGTACCGCGCGATCATTTCCCTGGCGCTGCCACACACGACGCCTTGGAACATCTCCCCTCCCTGAAAGACTCCGGGACCGGCCGCTGGCAGCTCGGCCGGTCCCATCTGGAGCGGACCGCCGGATTCGAACCGGCTCTCTCGGTGGGATAACCGAGCGCACCGACCTTCTTGCCCGGTCCGCCTATGCGTTCGCTGTCACCGGCCTCGTCAGCGTGACCTGGAGCTGCGCGCCGGCAACGCCGCTTGCCGCCGTCGTCTTTTTCACGCATCGGAAGCTCGTGTCGTCCACAGCGTCGATGTACCAGCCCGCCGTCACTGCGTTCACCTGCAGCGGCGTCAGGATGAAGATGCTCGGCTGCGTCTTCAACCCGTGCTCGATGAACCCGGTGTTCAGATCCGCGTCCGCCGTGCTGACGACGTTGAACACCGCCGTCTCCAGCCCGTTCGGCGTCAGCTTCGTGACCGTGATAGCCATGCTGTCCCCCTCAGAACATCGACAGCTGCTCGTGAATCGGATTGCCACCGCCCCACTCTCCGCCCGCCACGCCGAACACTGCGTGGAACGCCTCGAACAGCAGCTTCCGGTGGCACTGCTCCCACTCCTTCTCCCAGCATAGCATCGCGCACTCTGCCGGCAAGGCGTCATACCACCACTTCAGGTTCGTCTCGCTCAGCTGCCGCCGGTACGCCGTCTTCCAGTCGTACTCCGGGTCCGCCTTCGACTTCGCCAGCACCTCCTTCGTCGGCGCCAGCTCCATCATGTGCCGATACGGCACCCCAGTCGTCGAGAACCACTCCGGCACCGACCGACTCGTCGCGATGAGCACGATCGTCCTCGGCATCTTCAGCGCCTTTGCGTAGCTCGCGGTCCATACGGTCTTCGCCATGTGCATATGTTAGCACACCCACCTTCCGTGGTCAACTGGTGATGCTCACCCGCGAGCCGTTCTCCGTGTCCACCTCCACCGTCATCACCGTCTCAGCAACCTCCCGGATCGCGGCCACGTGGCTGATGAAGAATACGCGGTCGAATGCCGCCCCCAGGCGCTCCAGCATCTGCTGGCCCAGGCTCAGGTTCGCCTCGTCGAAGCTGCCCCAGCCCTCGTCCGCCACCCAGTGACCCACCCGGATGCCCCGGTTCTCCGCGTGCAGCCGAGCCATCGCCGCCCGGAGCGCGTACCCCAGCGCCACCCGCTCGAACCCGGACGCCGCCGACAGCTCGTGCCCGCCGAATCGGTTCGTGTACCGCGCCACCACCTCGTCTCGCTTCTCGCCCTTCTGCGTCTCCCGGCTGCCCTCGATCGTCAGCCGCATGTCGCCCAGGCCCAGGAACTCGTTCGCCCAGCTCTCCAGTGCGCCGATCGACTCCACCACCTTGAGGAACGGGATCCCGTCCCGGCCCATCGCCCGCCGGTACTCCTGCACGCTCTCCAGCTCCAGCGACACCACCTCGACCGCCCGGTGCTCATCCACCGGCGGCTTCGCCTCAGCCTCCAGCCGGGTCACCGCCGCTCGCACCGTGGCCGCATCCTCAATCGCGTCCCTCTCCCGCTGCGCCATCCGCTTCAGCTCGGACTCGAGCTCAGCCACCAGGCCCCGCTCGTACGCCAGCGTGTTCGTCGGCCCCCGCAGGTCCACCTCGCCCTCGTCGATGCCTCCGAAATCTCGGAGCCTGGCCCGCGCCCGCTCGCACCGCTCGTTCGCCGCGTCCAGAACCGCTTGCGTCTTCGCGATTTCCGCCCTGGCGCGCTCCAGCCGGCCAGCGTGCGACAGCCGCTTCGACTCGGCCTCTCGCACCCACTTCACCCGCTCATCCAGCACCCGGACCCTCGTCTGCAACTCGTCACGTTCCACGAGTCCCAGCTCGTCCAGCGCGTGCAGCTCCAGCGACTTCTGCTCTTTCAGCCGCTCATGTTCCACGTGGAACATCTCCACCACCACGGCCGCATCCTTCTTCGCCGTCAGTGCCCGATCGCGCGGTCCGGCGTCAGGCTCAGACAGCTCGCCCAGCGCCCTGCTCGCGTCCAAGGCGGAGCGCGCGAGCGGGCATGGCTCGCAACCCTCCCCGAACAGGACCGCCTTCGCCATCGCCGCCGTCTTCGTCAGCTCGTCCCTGCGGCGCTCCAGCGCCCGCACCGCGGCTTCGTAGGCCCCCAGCTCCCTCGCCAGCGCCCTCTCCGCGTCCAGCTGGTCCTGCCGCGCCATCGACAGCTTCTCGTCGGACGCCTTCAGCCGCTCGTCCCACTTGGCGTGCAGCGCGATCCGGGCCGCCGACTTCGCCTCGTGGAACGCCTGCAGGTCCGCCTGAACCGCGTCCCGCGCCGCCTCGGCTGCCGCCACGTCCTGCTGCTCCGGCGCCTCGCTCATCGTCATCAGCTGCAGGTCGCGCCGGAACTCGGTCAGCTCGACCAACAGCTTCCCGGCCTCCAGCGCCGCGGCCTGGTCCTCGCTCTGTGCCGCCCTCAGCTGCCGGCGCAGGTCGTCCAGCCGCTTCGCCTCTGCCTTCGTCTGTTCCAGGCGTGCCTCGGCGTTCGCCGCCCTCGTGCGCGCGTTCCCCAGCTCACCCTCTGCCCGCTTGGCAGCTTCGTGGCTCTCGTCCTGCTGCCGCTGGGCGGTCACCAACATCTCGCGCGCCGTCTCTAGCTTCTCCCGCGCCAGCCCGCACCGCTCCCTGGCAGCGTCCAGCCTGCCCTGCGCCTTCGCCAGCAGCTCCTTGACGCCCGGCTCCAGCTTCGCCGCCCACGCCTCGCGATCGGCGTACTGGTCGAGCGCCGCCGCCTCCTGCAGCACGTCCTTCAGCTCCGCCGGCTTCATGCTCAGCAGCCGGTCCACGTCGCCCTGGCTCGCGAACCTGGTCGCCAGATACATCTCCCACGACCCGACCATCGCCTCGATTGCCGCCTGCGTGTCTGCCGACTGGCCCCCGCGGTCCGCCCACCCGCCATCGGCCCACCTGAACAGGCTCACCGCCCCTGTCCCGGTCCCGGTCGCCGTCACCTTCACCGTGCGGATCACCGACCACTTCTCGCCGCCGTGCTCGATGGCCACCTCGACCGAGCACCCGCTCGTCCCGCGCCTAGGCACGTCCGCCAGCGAAACGCGGCCGCGAGGGCTCCGGCCCCACAGCGCGAACGCCTCGACCTCGGCCAGGTTCGACTTCCCGCTCGCGTTCTCGCCCTGGATGCACACCAGCCGCCCGAGCTGGGCGTCCTCCCACAGTCCGCTTCCCAGGCTGCGGAAGTCGTGCCACTTCGCCCCGGTCAGCCGGTAGCTCCCTCGCCCCATCTGCTCGACGAACCGGCCGGCCAGCTCCGCTGACGCTCCTACTTCGAGCGCCGCCATCCCGCGCTGCACCTCGGGCTTCAACCCCTGCTCCTTCGCCCACGCAGCGAGCGACCCGCGCACGTCGTCGAACTTCCTCACCGCCGTCGTGCGCTCGTCCGCCACCAGCTCGGGCACCAGACGGCACTCCTTCACGCCGGCCGACCGGCAGTGGCCTCGGATGGCCTGCCCCGTCGCTCCCGCGCTCACTCCACGCCGGGCTCGATACAGCACTCGCACGATCGTCCGCTCGTTCCGCGACTGGTTCTGCTCCAGCACCCGGTCGAGCTTCGCCATCTGGTCCTCGTCTGCCCGCAGGTCGATGGTCAGGTACCGCACCGCGGGCTCGAGCTCGGCGAACGTCGGCACCCAGCCAGCCGGTCCGCTCACCCACACCGTCGCACCGTGCGCGTGCTGCTCCTCACCGAAGCTCAGCGCCGTCGTCGAGCCCGGATACACCGCGCGCCCAATCGTCTGCGGCTTGTGGATGTGCCCGGCCATCACGCACGGCACTGTCTCCGGGATCTGTGACTCGTCGAGCTGGAGTCCCACGTCGAACCCCATCCCCGCCTCGGAGCCTGGCATCGAGCCGCGAATCGTTCCGTGAAACACCAGCGGCGCTCCTGGCGCCCTGGCGCAGAGGTCGCGCACCACGTCCAGCAGCAGGGCTGACGCCACCTCACTCGACAGCGGCTTCCCTGCCTTGTCCACGCTGCGCGGCGGGTAAGGCACGCACACGAACTCCTGGCCCGCCGCGACGACGACCTCCGGGTACTCGACCAGCGTCATGTTCTCCTCGCCGCTGGACACCCCGAGCAGGCCCTCGACGGCGCCCGTGTCTCCGTTCAGCGCCGGCAAGTCGTGATTGCCCGCCACCACGATGACGTGCGCGTGCCTCGCGAGAATCGCGTGGAACTGCCGCAGCTCCCGCCCCAGCTCGGGGCTCACGTGGCCCCGCCGCATCACCAGGTCGCCCGTGTTCACAATCACGTCGGGCTTCACCTGCTCCGCCAGCAGCAGAATCTCGTTCATCGCACGACTCGTGTTCTCGTGCGTCGCACCGTCGTGGTGCAGATCTCCGAACTGGAGAACCTTCATCCCTGACCTCCGTTCTCGTTCGCACGGCGCTCGATCTCGCCCGCGATCTTCTTCATGTCGTACCCGCACGCCTCGACCAGCTTGATGTACTCGCCCGGCTCGATGCCCAGCAGCTCCACGCCGCGCCTGATGTACTCCTGCCGGTCCGTCTCGCTCGCGTTCTCTGCCAGCACCATCATGCGGGCCGGCGTCGCCTCCTCCACCGGCTCCTCGCCCACCGGCAAGTCGTCAGCCTCGACCGTCACCCGCCCGGCCTCGTGCACGACCTCCGCGCCGACGATTTCCCTGGCGCGTCCCATCTGGCCGAACAGCGCCTCGCTTGCGCGAGCGCCCTGCTCCATCAGGAACCGCCGCGCCACCGGGTCGCTCGCGTCAGGCGCGTAGTCCACGCGCATCACCACGAACGGCTTCGCCAGCTCGCCCTTCGTCCACTGCGAGCGGATCCCCAGCTGCCCGCGCACCGCTCGCAGAATCGCGCCCGTCTCAGTGCGTGCCGCGAGGTGCTTGCGGTACTGCGCCATCTCGTTCCGCAGCTCGTCCTCCAGCTGCTCGGGCGTCTTCTTGTCCTTCCCGGCTCGCTCGTTCGCCTTCGCGCGCTCCTGGCGCCGAGCGTCCTCCACGTCCCGCATGTCCAGCTCCTTGCGGTACGTCTTCACCACCCACGCGCCCGACTCGTTCTTCATCGCCGCGCGGCACTCCACCTCGCAGCGGTCACGGCTCGAACGGTCGTCCACGCGCATCGTGACGAAGTTGATGCCCGCTGCGCTGGCCACTCGGTCCAGTGCGGGCTTCGCCAGCGCGAACAGGTCTTCCCACTCGCTGCCGTTCTTCCGCGAGCCGACCTTGTAGCAATCGCCGTCTCGCGGGTCTGCGGACACCCGTACCAGCGACACCATCGGCTTGTGCGCGAAGCCCAGCTCAGCGTTCACCGGCACTGCCGGCAGCAGCAGGTTCACGTCCTTGCCGAGGTACGCCTGCATCGCGTGACGTGCCCACTCGGGCATGTCTTCGACCTTCACCAGTTCACCCACGCTTCCTCCTGAAGAAATGGGCACATCCTTGTGCCCCGCGCCCGTCCGTTGGGCTCAGTTGGTGACGAACTCCTCGCGGAACATCTTGCTCAGTCGCAGCGTCGCGTCGATCTGCGCTCCAGGCGACCGGCGCTTCGCCACCTCCGTGAACGCGTTGAACAGGCTCCACGCCGTGCGCGGCTTGAACTCGTCGTGCTTCGGCTCGTCCCACTCGTGCATCAGTCGCGGCAGGTCCGACGCCGGGATCACGTCCTTGCGCACCGCCTCGACCATCAGGTGGTCGGAGTCCTGCACGCTCACCTCGACCAGCTTGAAGGCGGCGATCTCACGCTCCAGCTCGCCCTTGTACGACGCCGTGCGCTCCAGCATGTCGTACACCATCCCAGGCAGGTCGCGCAGCACGTTCGACGTGTGCTTGCGGCTGCTGTGCACCTCGCCCGAGAACGCGAGGTTGTCGCACACGAACACCTTGCTCCCCGCGACCATAGAGAGCGCCAGCGACTTGTCGTAGCTCGACCGCAGGCCCAGCGACATGCCCCAGTCGTCCGCCGCCGTTCCGTTCTTCACCTGCAGCACGCCGAACATCTGCTGCCCCTCGCGGCCGAGCGCGAACTGCTCCGCAACCGCCGTCAGCCCGAACCGCTGCAGGCTGAACTTCACTTCCTCGACGAAGCGCGGGTACGGCACGGGCACATGCGTCTTCGTAGGCTCCGGGACCACTGCGGAACGAAGGTCGTCCAGCGTTGCGTCCCAGCCTCCTGCGTGGACCATCAGACCATTCACCCAGCACCAGCCTTTCTGCGGCTCAGGCCGCATCTGAAACGTGTGCCCGGATCTACCGGGCGTCAAGAGGGGGCGCCGCTCAGGCCGCCCCCGCTCGCTTCACCTTCCTGTCCGACTTCAGCTCTCTCAGCCTGGCCTTCGACTTCTCAACCTCGTCGGCCAGCGTCTCCACGCGCCCGCGCAGATAGTCGAACTCGACCTCCAGCTCGGAGCACTTGTACCGCGTCGCCAGCCGCAGCTTCAGCGTGGCGCCCAGCGGCGCCTTCCCCTGCTCGATCTGACTCAGGTTCCCGGCGCTGATCTTCATCTCAGCCGCCAGGTCGTTCAGCGTCTTCTTTGTGGCTCGCACCCTCCGTCGCGCGAGCGGCGTCAGAAACTTCACTCGTCTCACCTCCCAGTGGCAGCACCAGCTGCCGGACACCGGCCAGTCGGCCGTGGTTGTCACCGCCGCAGGCCCGGCACCTACACCTGCTCGCCGGAGCCTGCGACTTCCTGCATCGAACGTTACAGACCAGCAACCTCATGTGAATATCCTAGCCCACCGCCCGCTCCCTGGCAAGCGAATAAGCTAACACTGTCAGTAGATCTCGAACCCGTCGCAGTGCTCCAGAAACTCGACCCACTCCGTCACGTTCTCGACGCTGAACGGGTACCACGTCTCGATCGCGTCCTTCTTTCCCTTGCCGTCGCAGCCGTTGCACTCGCCCGGCTTCGGCTTCCAGCCTGGGTCCCCCGGCACCGGCTTCGAGCGCGTCCCCGTCCCGCCGCACAGCTCACACTCCTGCTGCGGGATCTGCGCCAGCTCGGCCGCGTACTTCTCCGCGTACGCCTTCGTGCGCCCGGACTCGAGCTCGGCCCGCAGCAGCTTCGCCACCTTCCGCGAGGTCGGACCGTCCAGCCCGTCGCCGCTGTTGCTGTGGCCGCCGTCCGCCACCGCCGGCCCGATGTACACGCCGGCCACCTCGCACGTGTAGTCCCACAGCGGGCGCCACCACCACACGTTGTTCCTGAAGTAGTGCCCCTTCTCGCCCTCAGCCTTCTTGCCGAACACGTCCATGCCCATGACTCCCGACCCTCCTCTTTGAGATTTGACATTTGCGGGGGGTTGTCGCCCCGCGGGAATGGAAATAGACTGCGCTTTTAGTTGGGGCTAGGGGTTCTACTACTACTACCTACTACCACTGGCGAGCCGAGTAGCCCCGGACGCCCCAACTATCTCTGCTGATTTCGTCACGGTCGCAGAGCAACAGGGTTCGACCACAGCACCTCTCGAACCGACTGTTCGTACGCCCTGCCCCCGAGCCAGATGAAGCGCCAGACGTCCCCCTCGCACTCCATCTCCCACGTCGACCCGTCCATCAGCAACGGCGCCAGCGCGATAGCCACCTCGCTGCCCTGCGTCCAGTGGTCGCCGTCGAACTCCGCCCAGCTCAGCCAGCGCGTCCCGTTCGGCTTCACCTGAACAGCTAGCTCGCACGGCGCGTCCAGCTCGTACGCGGCCATCACCTTACGCACGGCCTCCACGTCCGCGTCGTCCCTGCAGATCAGCTCCATGCCCTTGTCGTACGTCACCGATCCCACTATCCCCTCCCTTCGTAGCTGACTCGGATTTCCGTCTTCACCTGCGTCAACTCGCACGCCATCAGCCACTCGCAGCCGCCGTCATCGAAGCGCACGCGGCACATCCTGTCCTCCTCGTTCGACTGCTCAACCTCGTTCGCCCACTCGACCACCGTGCCCTCCGTGAACTCCCTGGCGCGCAGCGCGTCCGGCAGCGTCTCCGGCTGATACAGCTCCGTCACGCGCACCCGGCACCCGACCACGAACGGCGGCCTCACTTCTCGCCCCGCGCTGCCTGGCGCAGGCACTTCGCGTGCGCGTAGGCCGTCTGGACCTTCAGCGCGAACCCGGCCTCGACCAGCCACCGCAGCGGCAGCGTGTACGCGTACGTGCCCTCGGACGTCTTCTGCTTCCCGCACACGGCGCACAGCCGGGCGGAGGCGGGGGTCAACTGCACCCCCGGCCTCACAGGACACCGCCATCGCCCGCGCGCAGCCGGGCCTTGAACTCGTCCACCTTGGCCTGGAGCTCGGCCATCACGAACCCGGCCTCCTCCTGACCGTGCTGCTCGCGCACGATGCGGAGCGCGATCTCCATCTCGAACTGCAACATCACCGCGTCCACCTGCCGGCCCGTCGCCACCGCCTTCAACCACTCCTTCGAGTGCTCGAACAGCGCCGACACGAGCAGGGCTCTTTCTGCGGGAGTCATGGCCATCTGCTTCTCCTTTGTTCGGGTGGAATGTGGGCTTCTTGCTACACATCCATCCTAGCAGAATGCGCCCGCGTAGCAAGTGAATATGCTAACACGGGCGCAGGTTTGACATTTTCCTACAGCAGCTGCCGCGCCCTGAAGCTCACCGTCCCACGCTTCGCGACAATCACGTGGTCCAGAATCCCGATGCCGCACAGCTCGCCGACCTCGACCAGTCGCTTCGTGATGCTCAGGTCCTCCTCGGACGGCTCCGGGTCGCCGCTCGGATGGTTGTGCACGATGACCAGCGACGCCGCGCTGTGGAGGATCGCCGGCACGAACACCTCGCGCGGGTGCACGATGCTCGCGTTCAGGCTGCCGATGCTCACCGTCTCCCGCCGCTCGAACTCGTGCCTGGCATTCAGCAACAGCACCACGAAGTGCTCGCGCTTCGAGTGCACGAGGTCCCGCACCAGCGGCAGCACGTCCTCCGGCCCGCGCACCGCCACCCGTCCCGCCTTCGCCGTCGCCCTGGCAGCGGCCCTGGCGCCCAGCTGCACCGCCGCGAACAGCCGATCCGACGCCCTGCGCGTCAGCCGCAGCTTCCGCTCCATCTCCTTCGCGCCCATCGCGGCCAGCTCCGGCATCCTCTGCTCGATCCGCTTCTGCGCGGCTGCCGTCAGCCCGACCCCGTGGCACGCCACGTCCAGCAGCTGCTTCGTGCTCACCGTCTCCCAGTCCTGCGGCGTCGCTGCTTCCCTGACTTCCATCCCGTGTGAGTCCTCTCTGGCGCGCCCGGTGAGCTTCGCACTCGCCCGGACGCGCCGGTTCGTACCTCGGTGGTGTATCCGTAACTCCGTTACTCGGGCATCCGGTAAATCAGCGCTGTGGCTCTCGGCTCCGCCACGACGCGCCGCCCAACCATCCGGCTCAGCTGCTCGGTCGCCATGCTCATCGTCTCGTGGTCGCTGATGGCCTCGACCCCGCGGCCCGGCATGTGCCCGTACACCGTGAACACCGTCCGCAGCGCCTTGTGGTCCTCGCGGTCCTCCTGGCCCTCGCACCCCGGCTCGTCGCACCGCTCGAAGTACGACTCGATGCCGTCAGGCGCGCCCGTCGCCTCGAACTCGTGGCACTTGCCGATCTCGTACGCGTCGTACGCCTCGAGCCCGCACTCGGCCAGCTCGTCCGCCGCCTCCAGCGCCTCGCGCGCCAGCTTCAGCGCCCGCACGTGGTGGTACTTGTTCCCGGCCTCGTCCCACGCCTGCTTGCGCGCCATCTCCTCCGCGTCGCCCTCCGAGTCCACCAGCTTGCCGTAATCGCTCGCGTCCTCCAGCGCGTCGTTCAGCTCACCGCACAGCTCGATGAGCGCCTTCAGCGTCGCCAGCTCGACCACGATCACCGGCCACCTCCCGCGAACTGCTCGATGCGCTCCGCCTTCCGCTCCGCCAGCTCGGCCACCATCTCGCCGCTGATGCCGTACAGCGTCGTCCCCGGATTCGCCCGCCACCTGGCCGCACACTGGCGCAGGTAGCGAGCGTGCTCGGCCGGCGTCCGCTTCAGCCCGTCCGCGCCCAGATACTCGTCGAGGAGCCACGTCGGCCGCTTCACCCGTCCACCTCCGGCGTCTCGTCCATCTGGAGCCACACCCGCGTGCCGTCCGACCCGTCCCACTCCGCCCTCAGCCCGAACTTGCCGGCCCGCTTCACCATCTCCTTCGCGGCCCGCGCGTCCTTCTCCTCGGACGGCATCTCGTCGGGCGCGTATGCCCACCCGTGCGTCACCATCGTCCCGCCGTCGCTCAGGCGGTCAGCGTCCTGCGCGTGGAAGAATGCCACCATCCCGCGGTGCTCCGTCGGCACCGCCGCGTTGCCGCACGTCTGGCAGCACTTCCAGTTCATCCTGGCGAACGCTCCTTCCTTGCGAAGGTCAGCGAACAGCAGCCGCAGCCGCTCCCGCAGCACCGCCACCTGCGTCGCACTCAGTCTTTGCGTCTTCCTCATGACCAGTTCCCCCTCGGGCTCTCAAGCGCCCGCTCGTTGACCACTTCTGCCTTCGCGATCGCTGCGTGCATCCCTTCCTCCTCCTCGGCCACGTACTTGTCGAGCGCCTTCAGGTCCGCCGTCAGGTCGGCCTCCGTCCCCTCGATCACGTCGCCCTGCCACACGATGTAGAGAACGGTCTGGCCTTCCCGCACCAGCTCGCCGATTCGCGCGTCTCTTTGCATCTCACTCTCCTCGTTTGGTGGTGGTCTGTGGCCTTCTTGCTACATAAACATTATCGGTCACAGGCACTCACGAGTCCAGTGAATATGTTAGCACGACGCAGAGTTAACTTTTGGCGTCCTCGTCGAACGCAGGCCACCCGCACTCACCGCAGTACTCGGTGGCCGCCCTCAGCTGCGCGACCGTGAACACGTCTATCGCGCGCTGCCCCTCGTGCGGCGCGGAGCATCGCCAGCACCGGCCCTCCGGCTCGTTCGGCGGCTCCTTGTGCGCCGCCGCCAGCAGCTCCTCCTCGAACTTCGCGATGCCGCGCTTCAGCTGCTCGCGCCGCAGCAGCATCAGCAGGTGCTTCGGGCAGTCCTTCTTCCGCACGTTCACCTTCGTCGTCTTCCCGAGCCCGCGCACAACCGCCTCGCCCGCGCTCATCTCGACCGTCGCGCCCAGCCTCTCCGCCTCCTTCAGTGCCCAGGCCAAGCTGGGCACTCCTCTTTGCTGGCTCATCGAACCCTCCGGTACGGCGAAGGCGCCGGCTGGCTGCTCCGGCGCCCCCACTCGTTCAGTTGCCGATCCGCTTCGAACCCGTCTTCGAGTAGTCGATCGACCGCGCTGCCGCCGCGCCCGCCGCCCTCGCGCTTCCGTTGTGCTGCACCGACCTCGTTCCGCCACTCACCAGCCGCACCGACCCGCGTGCGACCAGCTCCGACGCGCGACCGCCGTCCATCTTCACCAGAGCCGCGTTCACCCGCACGAGCGCCATCGAGTTGCCCGCGAACTCCTCCAGCACCGCGACCGCCGTCTTCTTGCGGAGCTCCTTGAGAATCACGCCGACCTCGCGGGCAGCGCCCTCCCGGAACTCGCGCTTCCAGACGGCGCCCATCCCGCGGCCGTGCGCGTTGCACAGGCGCTCGATCTCGACCTTCAGGTAGTCGTACATCACGCGCACCAGCTCGACCTGGCTCGGGCGGCAGACGATTTCGATGCTCCGTCCCACGCCCCTGCGCCCGTTGTAGATGAAGCAGTCGTTCGCTCGCGCGATGCTGCCGGCCAGCGACGACTTCCAGACCTCCACCCACTTCATCGTGTCCATCCAGCCCTCGGGCTTCGCAGCGAAGTTGTCGATCTCCTCCTCGCCCTCGGCTGCCTGCTCCGCTCCACCGATCGCGGCCTTCGTGAGCTCGAACTTCTCCATCAGGGCCTGCGCCCTGGCAGCTGCTGCACCGGCTTCACCGACCGTGCCGCCTCGCTCCGCGAGTCTTAGGAGCGCTGCCGCTTTGCGAATGGCTTCGTCTCTGGTCATCCCGTCGTCTCCTGCGTTGGTGAGGTCACCATTGACCTCACATTCATCCTAACCCGTTACCGCCGCGTGTCAAGTGAATATGTTAGCACGCGCTCAGACCTCCAGCCACCTCTTGATGTACGCGACCGCCTCCTCCACCGTGTCGAACGCGGCCGGCTTGCCCTCCTGGTCGCCAGCGTCCGGGTCCCAGCGGCGCACCATCTTCCCCTTCACCACCGTCATTCCGCTCACCGCCGTGTACTCGCTGCCGTCCTCGTACACCCGGTACTTGTTGCCGACCTTCGCCACGCACCAGTCGCCGACGAACTCCATGATGCTGTTGTCGTCTGGACGCACGTTCTCGTGGGTCGCCATCACTCACCGCGCTCGGCCCACCGGCCAGTCCTGCTCTCGTGGTACAGCGCCGGCACCTCCGCCACCGTCGGCTCGCCCAGCGTCCCGAACACCAGACCCTTCTCGAACTCGCGCGTCTTCCGTCCATGCGCGCCCGGCGGCACTCGCTTCAGCGCCCGCGGCGTCTCCATCGGCTTGAAGCTGAAGATTCGCATCCCTCTGCCTCCTTGCGGGGCGGGCCGGAGCCCGCCCCCGTGGGTCATTGTTGCCGTGTCGCGATGAGTGCTCTTTGCCGAAGCTCGAGCCGGACGAAGTGCCGGATCAGGAGCCATCGGAACTTCGCGTCCTGGCCGGCCTCCGAGAAGTAGGCCCGTGAGAGCCGGGGGCATTCCGGGAGGACCATGGCTTCGATCCATCCCCGGTTCTTCATCGCTCCGTCCTCGGCCATCGAGAGCAGAACCTGAAGCGCTTCGCCCTTCGTCACGTCGACTGGTTCGGTTCGTGGCTTGGGAGCGCGCATTCCTTTCATTTGCTCACCTCCTTTCGGTGTTGGGGTTCGCTTCGTTGCTACAATCCAAACCTACCAGAATGCGCTCTCCGTGCAAGTGAATATGTTAGCACGGCGACGGATTGACATTTGCGCTCGCCGTCAAAGTGCGCGCCTCTGGCATGGTTCTCCCCGGAGGAAGAATCGTGCCGCGTGGTCGCATCAGCAGGGTCGAAATGTTTTTATTTCGCCTCGCTCTGGCATGGTTCTCTCCGGCCGTTTTCGTCGCAGCTCCTCCGCGCGCGGAGCAAAATCGACGTACGCCGATCTACGCTCGTCTGGCAGGTGGCGCTAGGACCGTGGATGGGAGGTTAGGCATCCACTTCGGATCTCACGTACCGGAGGATGGTGCATCCATCACCAGGATCGACGCTGGTGGCCTTTCGCCGCCGCATGGGTGTTCACATGGGCCGGAGCCAGGACGGGCTCTACGTGGCTCTGCGGCGCGCTGCGGCCGTTCTGGAACATGCGTGGGGAAGCGTCGCAGGCTACCCCTCGTTCGTACAAGAGTCGTGCCGCATTTCCAGTCCGAAACGGCCGCCGCGAGTTGACATTTGGCTCTCAGCAGCAGAAACGGGCGCTCCGCTGCTCTGGAGCGCCCGCGAACCGTCCCGTCGCTAGAAGGTCAGCCAGGCACCGACCTCTCGCTGCGTCGGACGGCTCCAGTCGTCGTAGCGCCATGCGAGGCGAGCGCGCAGCGTCAGCCGCCGCAACGGCAGCCTCCAGCCCGGCTGCACCGCGATGCACACCTTCTCCTGCTCCCAGCAGTACAGGCCGCCGACAGCCAGCGAGAAGTTCTTCGGGCTCAGCAGCTGCGACGCGTAGCTCTGGCCGCCCTGCTGCACGGCCGCATACGCGACGCTCGGGGGACTCACCGCCGCGCCCGACGGCGACGCCATCAGCAGGCCCAGGCAGCACAGCAGGATCGCCGCCGCCCCACGCACCTGCAGCTCGTCCAGCACCGTCTGCACCGACTTGCCCGTGAACCGCTTCACCGCCGCGTTCCCCGAGGACCACACGCCGCCGGCCACCAGCCCCAGCGTCGAGTTCCCCAGCAGGTACCCGAGCAGCGCCGCAATCAGCGGGTTCAGGATGAAGCTCCACGCGCCGACCCTGGCCGTCACCGCAGCGATGGCCGGACTGAGCCGCGAGATGAGCGAGCTCGTGAACTCGAGTCCCAGGATCGCAACCACTATCGGGATGCCCAGCAGCACGTGCGCCAGGTACCCCTTCACGTCGGCGTTCAGCCACGGAACCAGCTGGCCCAGCTGCTCCACGATTCGCAAGCTATCTGCTTCCATCGCTACCCCCCGTTCGACGCGCCACGCATGAGCTGCGTCTTCCGTATCTCGTGCACCTCTCGCTCAACCTGCTGAATCCTGTCGCTGAACTCCTTCAGGTCAGCAGCCACAGCCGCTGTCACCAGCGGACACTCTCCGACGCGAATGAACGCCGCCTTCCCGTCCTCGATGCCCAGGTGCCGCTCGACTCGCTCCAGCCGGTCGAACATTCCCTTCGCGAACGCCTGCGCCTTCCCCCAGCCCACCGCCGCGCCGACGATCTGCAACAGCAGCAGAACGCACGCCCCGACGATGGCGGGCAGAATCAGCCTCATCACCATGTCTGTCACGCAAGGTCCTCCGGGTCGAACGGCCGATACACCTTCGGTGCCGGCGACAACAACACCATGTTCAGGTCACCACCGAAGCCCGGATGCTTCTTGCTCGGGCGAGCCACATGAACCCACAGCTTGCCGGGGTTCGACAACGCCTTCCTGTGGTCCTCCAGTATCAGCTGGCCGTACTCGCCTTCGAGCCCCACGCGGATCGCGTGAAACAGCTGTATCGTTTTCAACTCCCAGCTCACTCCGCCCGAGCCTATGCCCTGCACGTCGGCCGCCCTGCCTGCCGGATGGTCGCCCAGCTTCTCGCCGCCGACCTTCTCGTTGTAGTCCGCCGGCCGCCACCCGCTCGTCACCCGCATCGGCGAGCCGAGTAGCGCCCTGGCGGGCTCCAGGATCTGCTCCGTCAGGTCCAGCAGTGCGGCCAGTATCTCCGCCGGCACTTCGCCCTTGTGGCCGCGCGGCAGCAGCTCGCGCAGCGTGAAGTGCGGCGTCAGCAAGTCCTCGGGCGCCACCTCAGAGCTCGTCCGCGAAGACGATCTTCAGCATCTCTCGACCAGCGAACCTGTTCACCATCGCGACCTCGTTGATAGCGTGCTTCGAGATCCACCACCCGCCCTGCTGCAGCCCGGTCGAGTTCTGGAAGTGGCCTGCCGGGATCTGCAGCACCGAGAGCTTCGTCCCGAACACGTGGTAGTACGTCGGCAGGTTCTGCATGTACCACTGCGCCATGTACTGCCCCTGCGCGAACTCCTGCTCGTGGATGTGAACGAACGCCCTCGCTGCAAGCACCTCGTACTGCGGTCCGCGGAGCGCTGCCAGTCTCACCTGGCCCACGAAGTCACCGTTCGGCTTGACCGTCGTATACGTCCGACCGTCGTCCGGCCCGAACCCCAGCTTGTTCAGGTCCTCGACCTGGAGCACGTTGCCCGCCGACACCACGAACGTCGCCGCCGGCTGCGAGCTGCGCGGCTCCGGGTTCACGATGACGACCCTGATGCCAACCGCCGCCAGCGTCTTCACCAGCGTGTCCGGGTGCACCATGTTCGACCGCGTATAGCCCTGCGGCAGGTGGTCCGACTCCACCGGGTCCAGCGCGCCCATCACCTTCCCGCGCCACCTGCTCTCGAACGCCCCGTAGTCTCGAGCCAGCTGGCAGTAGATGCTCGTGTCGTTCGGCGCGCACGTGTACGGCGGCTCGCCCGGCCCGGTCCACCACGTTCGGTTCGACCGCGTGTGCCCGAAGATATCCTGCGGCATCGTCGTCGCGTTCCCTGCCTGCGAGCCAGCCGACGTGTACACGCCGCCGAACGCCTGCGGAGCGATCTTCCACGTCCCGCTCGGCATGGCGTCAATCCAATTCGCCACGTTCGGGTAGAACGTCGGCACCGAATCGCTCGCGAACAGGCTCAGCTTCGCCCCGCGCTTCGACGCAAGCCCGCCCAGGCTGTCGATGAACGCCGCCTTGAACGTCGTCGTCTCGCAGTCAGCCGGGTAGCACGTGATGCCCTGGCCCTCCCAGGCGTTGCCGCTCCCCAGGTTCCCGCTCGCGAACCCGATTCGGTCGATGACCAGCGCCATCTTCGCGGGCTCCCAGCCCACCGGCAGCCCCTTGTCGCCCCAACGCACGCGGATCACCGAGTCGATGTGCGCCGCAATCGCGTGGTTCATTCGCACGTCCGACTGGCTGTTGTTCATCGCGTTCATCAGGAACGCAATCGGAGCCGGCTCGATGCTCGACCGCCCGCGCTCCCACGCGATCGTGCTGTCCGGCGTCTCGATGTTCGTCGTCGCCACCGGGCCGTCGCAGTCGCCGCAGTTGTTGTACACGTTCCCCGACAGCCCGTTCCAGTGCTGGGCAATCAGGTTCCGCAGGTACCCCGTACGCCCTGCGCCAGCTCCGTGCACCGCCGTGTTGTTCGCGTAGTCCAGCTTCTGGCTGATGGCCGTCCCGCTCGTGTAGAACTCAATATCCGTCCCCGGAATGAACGCCGTCATCAGCTCCGGCTGCTGGTTCGCCGGCCAGCCACCCGCGTAGTTCGTCGTGATGCCGGTCGAGCACGCCGCGATCGACGTGAACATGCTCACCGAGGTCAGGCCGTTCGTGCTGTGGAACACCACCGGCCGCAGCGGCCACCGGCCGATCAGCGTCAGCGAGTCCACGTTCGCGCCGCCCGAGCCCCATATCGGAGTAATCGGATTGCCGACGCGCCACCCGTACACCCACGTCACGTCGTATTGCTCGACCCCCGACCTCTCAGTGTTCGTCGAGTTCGGACCCACCGGATACAGCGACTCCCGGATCCACTCCGTCTTCACCGTGTGGACGCCCACCTCGCTCACGGTCCACCCGAGCTGCTTCATCGCGCCAATCAGGTAACCCTTGTTCCGCTCGAACGTCTCCTTCGAGAGGTTCGTAGCCGGCGGGATCACCACCAGCTTGCACTTCACCTGCGCGCTCGCATCCGAGAACGCCAGGCACGCCAACAGCACTGCCACCAACCAGCGCATCGGTCCTCCTAGCGGGAGCCGTACAGGTCCACAGTGATGAACACCGGCTTGCCAATGGGCATCGCCGCTGGCGCGTCCTGGTCCTGAAGGCACTGCAGCGCCCGCATCCTCAGCTGCGTGAAGTCCGCCGTCCACTGCACGCCGTCGCGACCGACCAGCTCCACGTCGCGCATCCAGTTCTGCCGGCGCGTGCCCTCACCAGTCGCAACGACCGCGCCGGCCAGGTTCGGCCACACCCACACGAACTCGCCAGACCCCGCGAAGTTGTCCAGCGCCAGGCGCATCTCGTAGTTCAGGTTCAGCGTCCCAGCCGTGTCGGTCAGCGAAGCGCCTGGCGCACTGCGCGTCCATTCCGACCGCACCGCCGTGTTCGTCGTGTCGAAGATGGCCCCGTTCGTCGCCGAGCGCATCTGCACCGCGAACGTGTGCGCGTAGATGCTGTCCGTCGTCGTGTAGCTGGCCTGGTACGCGCCGCACATCGTCATCGTCGCCAGCTGCGCCTTGATTCGCAGCTTCAGCCGCGTGTAGCCGCGCGTGTCCTCGAACGCCGTCGAGTCCATGTCTCGAGTCTGCGGGCAGCCGCACTTGTCGCACAGGATCGTCGTCAGCCACCCGGCCCGCAGCAGCACCCATTTGCGGTCCGGCTGCTGCTCGAACACGTGCGCCCCGCCGGTCGGCGTCATCGTCTGCGTCCGCTGTGTCGGCGGGTTCGTGCTCTTGTCGGCACCGCCCGTCCTCGTGCTGTTGTTCGTCTCGATCGGCTTCCCGTCTCCGCCGGTCTGACCCCACGCCAGGCCCGCCACGAGCAGGGCCGCCACCGCCATCGCCAGCCGCTTCATGCTTCCCCCTACGATTCGACGACCGTGAACGTCGTCTCTCTGGCCCCAACCACCGCCCGTGAACGCTCCACCACCCTGAACCGCAGCTCGGCCCACGATACCCGGTTCAGCTGCGGAACCGGGAACACCGCATCCATCGCGTCCGAGAACTTGAACACCATCCCCTTCTTCAGGTCAGGCACCTGCATCGAGCTGAAGCGCACGATCAGCCGCGGGCGCGTCCGGGTCTGCATGGTACGCCGCCGCGCCTCCACCGCCAGCTGCTCGGACCGCACGGCCCACAAGTCCACGTCAACAATGCGCTTCCGCCGCCACTTCGTCTGCAGCGCCGCGCACGTGATTTCCAGGTCGCCCACCTGCCAGATGCCGATATCGAACGCCGTGTTCGAGCGGTCCTTCGCCTCCCACCCGAGCAGCGGGCCGGCGGTCGTCGCGGCGTTCGCGCCGGACCCGAACTTCGGCGTCATCGTCCAGTTGTCCGTCATCCACCAGATCTTCCGCTGGTACACCTTCCGGCCAGTCACCGCGATGTTGCCCGCCGGGATCGCCGCCTGGTTGTCCCCGAAGCCCAGCGTCGGCCAGGCGCTCGTCTGCAGGTTCTGCACCGTGATATCCCACGTTCCGCCGGTCGCCTTGACCTCGTACTCGTTCGTCGAGTCGTTGTAGATGCACGTGAACACCCGGCTCGGGATTGCCGCAGCGTCAATCGCCGCCTTCACCTGCTCCGCCAGCTGGTGCGGCGACCAGTCGCCCTCCTGCAGCGTGCAGTCGTAGTCGATTCCGCCGGACCTGATTCGGAACACGTCGTTCTGCCCGGCCACGATCTGCGTCCCGTACCCGAACCACGTGGACCACGTGCCGTTCGCCCTGGCAGCCCAAATGTCCGTCGCCAGCTGGTCCGCCACCTGCATCGGCGTCTTCTGCCCCGTCGCCAGCGTCACGGTCTTGTTCACCGCGTTCTCGACGTAATCGAAGTGCCGGTTCGTCGTGTCCACCAGGAACCGCTCGTCCCTGAACTCCGCGTGGTTGTACCCACGACCCGACCCGTCCGACCGCACGTGCGTCTCCATCGCGTTGCGGCCCTGGAGCTCGTCCTTGTACCAGCGCACCACGCACCCCTGCGCCAGCTCCACGTCCGACGACTTCTCGCACTCGAACATATGCAGCCACTCCGGCCGCACCGCCGTCGCGTACGAGATCTCGTCGCCGTCTGCCCACCTGAAGATGCGCCACTTCGAGTCTTCCACGTCGAAGTACATGCACGCGCCAAGCTGCCGGCACAACTCGCTGATAAGGTCCAACATCGTCGTCCGCGTCGTCAGCTGGAATGCCACGTTCGGCGCGTCCGGCTGGAAGAACCGCAGCAGGAATCGCGCGTCCACGAACGACCCGAACATGAAGCTGCCAGTCTCGAAGTCCGCCCCGCTCACGCCGGCCACCTCGATCATCAGCGCGCGGATCACGTCGGGCATTCGCTCCACCATCGCCCCATTCACGCCCGTGTACGCACCGCCGGCCGTGTCTGTCAGCCCCCTGAACGCCCCGTAGACGCTCGCCAGCAGCTGATACGTCGCCGGCAGCTCCGGGACCCGCACGTTGATGGCCTTCGGCTTGTTGTCCCAGCCCCTCGGGTTCCGGTACCCGCGAGGCGGCGTCCACCCACGCAACTCGCTTCGCGCCGGGCTCGCGGCCGTCACAAGGCTCAGCGCGACCCGGTGCTTCACCACCAGGCACGCCCAGTAGATTTCGATGACCCCGGCCGCCCCGCCGCCAGTCATGTCGATGCTCAGGTCGATGGCCGCGTGCGCCCCGTTGCCGCCGAAGTCCCACTGCTGCGTCCACCAGGCCGCGTCCCAGGCGCCACTCAGCACCGTCGCCACGCCCAGCGTGCTCGCCGTCATGTTGATGGTCGTGCCGAACGCCCCGCTCGCCGGGTCCAGCGGCCTCACGCGCATGTTCCCCGTGTTCGTGCCCGGCCCCTTGTACGCCACGAACGCCTTGACCTCGAGAATCGTGCCCAGGCCGGCCATGCTCGGCAACACCAGCGTCAGCTGCTTCGGCGCTCCAGCCGTGTCCAGCTTCGCGAAGTCCACCTCGTTCTTCGGGTCCAGCGCGTTCCGCGGGTTCGTCGCCGTCGTCGGGTTCGTCCCCGTGATGCGCACGTCGATCGGCAGCACCGCCGTGTACGCAATCAGCTTCTCGTCGTCCAGCGTGAACCCTGCCTCCGTGGACGTGTTGATGCTCGTGATGCCCGACCCGCCAACCGGCGCGTCTTCGAGGATGCTCAGGATCCCCGGCAGCAGCTCCATGCCGATGAACGCCCCCTGGCTCGCGTCACTCACCGGCAGCGCCGTGCGATGGCCCGCCACCACCACCTTCGCCTTCGCGCCAGCCACGCCCGAGTCCACCAGCACGCCCATCGCCGTCGGCCGCCCGCCGCCTGCCTTCCACTGGTCCAGCACGCTATTCCACGGCCCCGGCCACGGGTCGCGCATGTTGATGGCCACGCCCTCGCCAATCAGGATCGGCAGCACCACCCCGCGCGACTTCTCCGGGTGGCCGGGGTAGTTCACGCTCGTCACCTCGCTCAGCGGCAGCATCGTGTTCCAGAACCTGTCCGCCAGCAGGTGGAACGTCACCTCCTCCCGGTCCATCTCCAGCCGGTTGATGTAGCCAACGAACACCTGCTGCGCCAGGCTGAAGTCCGAGAGCCGGTCGCCGATGTACGCCGTGACCTTCGCCTCCTGGAACTCGTACAGCTGCAGCATCGTCCGCAGGTCCTGCCCCGACCCTGCCACCGGGAACCACTCCATCGGGACCGAGAACGACCACGAAGCGATCTGCGGGCCTGGGTCCAGAAACTCGCCCGGCTCCGAGATTCGCCCGGCGTTCGAGATTGCCGCTTCCCAGTACCCGTTGTTGTCGCCGTACCCCGTGTCCGCCAGCATCAGCGTCAGGGTGCTCGGGTCCGTCAGCTCGACCTTCACCAGCAGCACGAGCTGCGGGTTGTTCAGCTGGTACCGGGCCAGCAGGGTCGCGTTCCACGTCACGGCAGGACCTCGTAATCGAGGTCAATGTCCCAGTGGCCCGTCACGTCGTCGCCCATGAACAGCGTCTTCACGCTCAGCTTCCCGAGCCACACCTCGTAGGAGCGCGTCGTCACGTCCAGCACGCTCACCGTCCGCGTCTGGTCGAGCATCGAGTAGAACGCCGCCAGCTCTGCGTCGGTCGCCGACTCCACCGACCACGTGCCGCCACCCACGTATCCGCCGCGCAGGTGCTTCACCGGCTGCCCGTCCAGCGTCTTCACCGTCAGGTCGTTCTGCTCCAAGTGAATCGCCTCGCCGACCGACCTGGCGAGAATCGGATCCTCGACGCCCACACGCCACCGCCCCAGCGACACGACCGGGTTCTGCCCCGCCGTCCACTCGAACAGCAGCCGCCAGTAGCGGTCCGTGATGCTCGTGAACGACTCGCCGAAGTCGCGGCGCGGGCTGCTCGTGTTCCTCGGGATCGTCACCGTCGAGCCCCGCTGCGTCCATGGCCCGGCCGGGTATGTCGTCGCCGACTGGAGCTTCACCGTCACCGCGCCCGTCACTGCGTTGTGGAGCTGCAGGTTGTGCATGAACCACAGGCGCGTGTTGTTGCTGTTCACCTTGTCGCCGTCGAACTGGAATGCCCCGCTTGTACCCAGCGCCGCAAGCCACACTGCCCGCCGGTCCGAGGTGAACGCATTGACCATCAGATACGGCGCTACCTGCAGCATCGCCGGAGCACCACCGCCGCCGCCATTTAGCAGCGCCAGCCCCTGCTCGTTCGCCGCCATCACCCTGCGCCCGGTCGCCATTAGCTATGCGCGGCCGCAACCTCCGTCGTGCGGAAGTCGGCCCTCCGCATCGCTCCGCCCACGCCATTCATCGAGTCGTACACGGTCGCGAACTCCAGCGCGTTCACGTTCATCGTCCCGATGGCTGGTCCGGTCGGGATCTGCGCGCTTTTCGACTCCGACCTCACCGGCTCGAACGTCTCCCGGCTCGCCTTCATCACGTTCGACAGCTCTCGCACGGTCGGCCCCATCGTGTCCGGCTGCTGCGGCATCTCGAACGTCGGCACCGGCATCGCGGCAGCCAGCTGGCCAGGCACCGACGAAATCGCAGCCCCGATCTCCGCCACCGCCACGTTGAACTGCTCCATCGGCATCGGAGTCACCGGAGCGGCCGGCGCGGGCTCGGGCTGTGCTGCCGCCAGCTGCCCCGGAATCGAGCCCACCGCCGCGCCCATTTCTGCCACTGCCGTGTTGAACTGGTCCATCGGCACCGGCGGCGCCTGCGCTGCGAACTCCGGCATAACCGGCGCCAGGGCCGCAACGCCGCCAGGCCCGACCGGCACGCCAGGCCCCATGTTGAATCCGGTCGGCACCTGCAGGAAGAACCCAATCAGCTTCAGGATCCCCGACTGCACCATCGCCGAGATGATTTCCGCGATCACCTGCAACGCCTGGTCGCGGATCGACTGCATGATGGTGGACCACGCGCCCTTCAGCGTCTGCGCGCTCGTCGTGAACCCCATCACCATCGCCTTGATACCGCGGTCCACGCCCGTCAGCAGCGTCTCGACCACCGAGCGGAACGACACGAGTGCCGCCAGGCTCTCGTTCAGCGCGCCGCGAATCGACCCCAGCCACCCCTGCGTGCTGTTCGTCACCACAGCGTCCGTCGCCTTCATCGCCTCGTCTACGAGCCGGGCCGTCTCCTGCCACCCATTACCAATCTCAAGTAGGTCGGCCTTGACCTGGAGCGCGCGGTCCGGGTCCAGCAGAAACCCAGCCTCCTCCAGCTCGCCCTCCAGCTCGCGCTTCGCCTTCGCCTTGTCCATGGCCTCCAGCGCAGCCAGCGCAGCCATCGCTTCGGTCTTCGCCCGCCCGGTCAGCTGGATGATTTTCTCCAGCCGCTTCTCGCGCTCCGTCGGGCCGGTCTTCTTGTCCTTGTCCTGCTTCGTCAGGTCCACGCCGCCCAGGCTGTCCGGCGCAATGTCGCCGTGGATCTCGCGCAGCCGCTCCGCGTCACTCGTCGCCGCCGACCGCAGCTTCGTGAGCTCCGCCAGCTTTGTCGTCCACGCTCGCACCTCTGCTTCAGCGACCTCCAGCTGCCGGTCGCCAGCCGGCACCGAGCCGCGCGTCCTCAGCTGGTTCGCTCGCTCGTTCGCCTGGTCCATCATCCGGTGCAGCCGGCGAATCTCCTCGTCCATCGCCTTGCCGCCGCCGCCGACTCCTCGACCACTCACCGCCGCCCAAAAGTCGTTCATCCCCTGAATCGCCGACGCGATCGGCCCAGCAGCCGACCCGCCAAGCGAGGTCATGAACCCCTTCCAGTTTCGACCTGCCTCGTCGGTCGCCTGGTCGAGACGACGCAGCGCCGGCAGCGCCTGCGTGTTCATGCCGCCAGACACCTTCGCCAGCGACGCTTCCATCAGCGCGGCGTTCTCGGCAATGTCCTTCAGGTGCGGCACGAGCTCGACCCCACCACGCCCGAGCAGCTGGAACACGACCTCCGTCACCTTCGCCGTGTCCGACGACTTCGAGAGCACGCCCGCCAGCTGCTCGAACGCCTCCTTCGTGTCCTTCGTCGTGATGCCCAGCTTCGCCAGCAACGGGTCCTGCGTCGCAATGGAGCGGTTCAGGAACGTCAGCGCCACGTCGAGTCCCGCCGCCGAGCCGCCGCCCTCCTCCAGGATCTGCTTGTACGCGGCCAGGCGTGGCACCGCGATCTGCGTCCTTGAGCTCAGCCGGTCCAACTCCTCGGTCTGGTTCGCGAGGTCGAACGCCGACTTCGTTGCCGCTGCTCCGATTGCCAGCAGCCCGCCAGCGACACCCAGCAGCGCCGCCGTTCCGAGCGTCATGCCGCTGAACGCACCGGCCAGCGCCTGCACGCGGCCGATCGCCACGTTGCTCGACCCGCCCATGGCCTGCACGGCCTTCTCCAGCTGGCCAATCTGGAGCGTCGCGTTCCGCAGGGCGCCGGCAGACCGGTTCTCGCCCTCGACGACGACTTTGATTCTCTCCTCAGCCATTCATCACCTCGAACTCCATGAGCGTCGCCGTCGCCTGCTCCGCCGACTTGCACTTGTTCAGCGCCCGCTGGACCTCGAGCCCGATGTACTTCTGCGCCGCCTGCATCACGGTCGCGTCCAGCATCAGGTCTGCCAGGCTGCCCTTCAGCACTTCAGACGGCCGCACCCCGTACCGGCGGCACACACCGTCAAGCACCTTCGCCGTCTGCCCGCCCTTCTTCTTCGTCAGGAAGGAACCTCCCGAGCGCGGCAGGCACTTCGGCAAGCATCCCGTTCAGGTGCAGCAGGCGGTTCACGATCGCCACCTGGTCCCCGAACGACAGCCCGCTCCAGCTCACCTTGCCAGGCTCACCGCCCTGCTCGAACGTGAACTCCGGCTCGACCACTCCGGCCTTCACGAGCCCAGGGACGCGCTCCTTCCAGAACACCGACGCGTTGCTCTCCTTCTCCTCGGACGCTGCGAGCGCCGGGATTCCCTCCAGCAGCAGCAGCGCCTCCGCCGGCTCCAGGCGCTTCAGCCGCACCCAGTTCGACGTTCCATCCTTCTTCTTGCTGAACGGCAGCTCCAGCAGTCCACCACTCGCCACCGGAACGAAGTCGCTCGCCGCCGACACCACTGCTTTCTTTTCCCTGGCCACTGAACCCTCCCTAGTAGGCTCCCGACTCCAAGTTCATCAGCGTGATCACCAGCACCGACGCATCGACGCTCGATCGGGCGCAATAGTACTCGACCTCCTGCTCGATCACTCCGTAGCCGGCCACCGGGTTCTTGTGCTTCTGGATGATTTGATTGCCGGCCTTGAACAGGATGCTCCTGAAGCTCGCCACCACCGGCGTCGTGTCGATGAACTTGGCGAAGATGCTGCCAGGCACACCGCCCATCATGCGGTCGATGCCCGCCGTAGCGGACCACTCGAACGTGTACCGCCACTTCTGGTCCATGAACTCGCTACGCAGCGGAGTGTCCGTCGTGAGCGTCCCCATTCGCACGCGCGGCTTGTGCGGCTGGCTGATCTCCAGCTCGAACCCGAGGAAGTTGTACGTCGGCGGCGTGTCCCCAGTACCCGTCGTCGAGCCCGCGTTGTCGAAGTGGTGGAACAGCACCGGGAACACAGACGGAACCACGCCAACCGTCATCGGCGTCGTGCCCACAGCGCCGGGGTCGGCCATGATGCCGATCCACTCCGTCTCGACCGTCATGAAGCCGTCGCCGCCGCTCTCGCTCGCCTTGATTGCGAACTTGATGCCCGTGTTCCTGCAGGCACTCATCTGCAGCACCTTGCCTGACGGCACGTCACCGATGCTGAAGTCAATCGTGTACGTGTCGAGCGTCGACTTCTCCTTGAACACGTGCGTGTACAGGCCGTTCGCGTCCGGCCCAGTCACCTGAGAGTCGCTGAGCGCAGCGCGCAGGATGGCGCCGAACCCGTCGTAGTTGAACCTCTGCGTCAGGCGCGCGATGGCCCACTGCGGGCCGTTGTAGATACCGCGACGGCTCGGCGACCCGTACAGACTCGGGTCTTCCAGCACCATCACGACCTGCTCGGGGTCCGACTGCATGACTTCCATCTTGTACTGCGCAGCTGCAGGAGGCGTCCCGACGACCGACTCCTTCGCGATCTGCACGTATGCCAAGTGACCTTGGCCGGGCTGCAACGCCATGACCGCCTCCTAGACCCTTGCGTGACTCCACCACAGCGGGACCATCACCTCGATCGTCGCCGTGGCCTTCTGGAAGAACTCCGTCAGCTCGGGATTCAGCGCCTCGCTGATGAACTCGATTACACCGTTCGTTACTCGCTGCCCGTCCTCGTCTGCAATCGTAACCAACTGCTCGTCGGCGGCGAGCGCCTTCTCCACGTCTGCTACGGAGTTGAGCAGAGCCCGCAACACCCCCTGGCTGGCTGTTGCTTCGGCAATCACATGCAGCAGCACCCGCATCTTGCGAGCGTGCCGCGTGGCTGGTCCGCCCGTAAGGTCACTCGCCACCGAAACGATGATGACCGCCGGCAGGTCACCCAGCACTACGTTCTGCACCGGACCATACGACACCGAGAACGTCCGCCCCGAGTACGTGCCAGGCGCCAGGCGGGCCGTCAGCCCCGCGCGAATGCCCTCAAGCGCCAGCCAGCTCTTGCAATCAGGCATTCAGTGCCTGCCTCACCATCAGGCTCAGTCCGCTGAAGATCTGCGGCGTTGCCTCCTCGCGCGCGTGCTTCGCCGTCGCGTACTGCGGAATCTTCACGCGCCGCACCAGCATGTACAGCAGCTCCAGGCGAGTCCCTGCGCGCCGTGCGACCCATAGCGCCCCCCGCTTCGACTTGAACACGAACGACCCCGGAATCGCCCCGCGGATCGACCGCCCCGCGTTCCTGTCCACGCCTGCCGGCGTCTGCATCAGCGCCGTCGGGATTCGTCCCATCACGCCGCTGAACACCCGCTCGCCGCCCTTCTCCATGTCCGCCACGTGCTGGTCCGGGTGCCCCACTGTGCCGATGACCAGGTTCCCCACACCGAACACCCTGCCATTGCCCAGGCGGTCGCGCGTCCCGCTCGACCTCACGCCCAGCTTCGGCGGCTTCGAGCCCGTGCGGCCCCAGAACGGGTGCGACCCAGGCACTCCGCTCAGGAGCTCGTACCACTCCCGGCGCACGATGGCCACGGCCAGGCGCACGTGATGAGTCATTCCGGCCGTGATCTTCCCGCCCTTCCGCTGAAGGTTCGCCCTCGCCGTCGCTCCGTTCACGCTGATTCGAATCATGGCCACAGCTCCGCGAACTCCAGCATCCCGCTCTTGATGTGCTCCGGGATCACCAGCTCTTTGCCGCTGATGCGGAACCCGCCGGGGCTCTCCCAGTCCTGCTGCCCCACGCCCGTCTTGTACTTCTCGAAGTACAGCCGCGTCAGCTCCAGGCAGTACGACTCGAGCCTCTGCCACTGGTGCTGATACTGCAGCGTCGGCCCGCCGTCGAACGGCCAGCCAGCCACGCACTCGATCTCCACGTTCTGCCGCCCCGCCGGCCACCACTCGTTCCGCAGCACAATCGAGCCGTCGTCGCCGAGGATGGCCCCCGTCACGTCGATGGCCAGATAGTTCCCCAGCGCGTCCTTGTACCGCGCGCTGTAGAGAGCCGTCACTGGCCTGATCGGCACCACAATCGTCGAGGTGCCAGTCCCCGACGCCTTCAGCATCCCGATGCCGAACGTCAGCGTCACCGGGTTCGCGTTCCCCAGCGCCTTCTCGCTCATCTCCAGGTGCGTGTTGTCCGTGATCGACGCCACCACCGCCTGCGGACTCGTCTGAATCGAAGCACCAGTCAACACGTCGCCCACTCGCGGCAGAATCGTGCCCGTCGTGAACCCCAGCAGTGCCCCTGGTCCCGTCACCGTCTCGTCTGCGCTCGTGATTGCACACCCGGCCACCACGTACGGCGCCCTGAACGAGCGCTCGCGCAACCGCATCGCCGCCAGCTCCTCCAGCTTGGAAGTCGCCTGATTCACGCACTGCTTGATGAAGTCGTCCTGCGCAGTGCCAGGCACCTGCAGGTACGACTTCGCCCTGTTCCAGTCCGTCAGGCTGAACGGCGACAGCGGCTGCGTGCTCATCTACTTCTTCTTTCCGGGCTTCTCGGGCTCGGCCTCGGCATCAGGCTCCGCCGCAACCGCGGACTCCTGGCCCACCACGTCCGGCGTCACAGTCGCCTTCGGCTTCGGACCGGCCGGCTCCTTCGACTTCGACACCAGCCCAGGGAAGTCGTTGTCCAGCTGCGCGATCTTCGCCTCGCTCAGCTCCACCGTCTCGCCTTCCTCGACGCGAATCGGCTCGCCCGTGTCCGGCTCAGTCCCCTGATACGGCTGCGAGAACTTCACCCAGTGCTTCCGCTGCAACTCAGCCATGCCGTGCTCCCTCTCATCCGACAGGGGCCGCCCGTGCAGGCGCGGCCCCCACAGATGCGTCAGCGCCTAGTACGAGGCGACGTTGTAGCCGTACGACACGGCCTTCGCCGAGTTGCCGAACACCGGCTTCCAGTCCAGACGCTCCGTGCCGATGACCGTGATCTGGTCCGTCTCGGCCTTCAGCTCGTCGTACCGGCGGACCGTCATGACACGACGCGAGCCGCCCTTGAACGCCGGGCGGTTCGCATACAGCAGCCCGGTCTTCGTGGTCGTCACGTTGTCCCAGATGCCCGTCGCGTTCAGGTCCTCACGCATGAACGGCGTGATGACGACCGGCGAACCGAGGATGAACCCCAGCACGCCCGTCTCCATGATGCTCTTGTCGCCGAACTTCTCGCGGCTCATGAACAGCGGCGTGTTCGTCGTCGGCTCCTTCAGCGCCATCAGCCGGATGTAGCAGCTGTAGCTCGGGAACCACACACCGTCGTCCTGCTGGTAGCCGAAGTGGTCTTCCTTGCCGGTGCCCTTCATCGAGCCCTTCATGGCCAGGAGCTCAGCAGCCGACAGCGTGCTGATATCCACCTTCGTGCCGGCCACCGTCGCGATCTTGCGCATCCCGTCCCACAGCTGGCGAACGTCCGTCGCGGGCACCGCAGCACCCGTGTCGATTGCGCCCGACGCCTGTCCGTCGATCAGCGCCTTCTCGCGGCCACGAGCCAGCGCCTTCGCCACCTTGCGGAAGATTTCCGGCACGGCTGGCACGATGCTGTCCTCGTCGAACTCGCGCGACAGCACGACTCGGGCGGCGATCTTCTTCGCCGTCAGCGTCAGCTGCGCGGTCCCAGGCACGCTGTCCGGGATCTTGTTCGTCACTTCGGGGTCCGTCAGCGCCTCGCCGATGAAGTACGCGATGGCGTCCGCACCCTCGACCGGATCCTTCCAGGTCGCGCTCGGCATCGTCGGCCACTGGAACATCGACGACACCTTCAGCTCCGTCTGCACCAGCATGTGCAGCTGCGCGGAGAACACGGTCGGGATCCACTCCAGACCCTCACCGGCCGTCGCCGAGTCGGCGGCAGCACGCATGATTTCCCGCGTCAGCCGAGCGTACGTCTTCCACTCGCGCATGTGCTGGAACCGCGCCCGACGTCCGCCGTCCACGCCGTCGAAGAAGCCGCCCTTCTCCAGCAGCGTGTACTTCAGCAGCATCTGGTCGTTCAGGTACTGCCACTCGTACAGCTTCGCCATCCACACCGGGTTCACGACCTGGTGCTCGGCGAACGCACGCGCCTGCGGCGTGATGCCGGACAGGCCGTTGCTCTCCATCAGCGCGCGGTACCCGATCTCGTCGGGCCGCATCACCGTCAGGTTGAAGTGCATCCGGTCCAGGCCCTTCGGCGCCTCGTCGATGGGCAGGAACTGCTCGGCCGCACTGCGCAGGCTCAGGCTGCCGCTCGAGTCCGCGATGCTCTGCTCCAGCACGCGGATCTGCTTCGCCTGCGACTTCAGCAGGTCCTCGGCGCGCTTCACGCCAGCGACCAGCTTCTCCATGCGCTCGCCGTTCAGGTCCCCGGCCTTCTGGAACTGAATCGCCCAGCTGCGCACGTTCTCCAGCTGTTCGACCGCGTGCTCGGGCTCGACGATCTGCACAACAGTCAGAGGCTCGGCCTTCGCCGGCTCCGGCATGTCGTCCAGCAGCGCCACATCCTCGCCCCCGCCGACGACCTTCTTCTGCTTGCCGTCGGGACCCTCTCGCACGAGCCCAGCGCCCATCAGCCGGTGGACCTCGGCGAAGTACAACCGCTTGTTTCGCTTCATGTTCGGCTCCTCGGGCTTACGCCCCTACGCGCTGGCTCGGCGAGTGGACCCCACCGCGAACAACGCACCGACTGACCGCTTCTCGCCGTCCTGGCGCAGCCCCTTCCGCCACCACTCACGCGCACTCGCGTCGGTCTTCACCTCCATGAGCGCCGTCTCGAACGCCAGCGATGCCGAGCGGCTGCCCGGATCACCAGTCACAGCCGTCTCCAGCTGAGCCCCGCGCACCACGAAGCTCGTCTCCAGCATCTTGCGGACCGCCTGCATCTCGAAGAACGCCTTCCGTCCATCGTACATCCGGCCCGGCTCGTGGTCGCACTCCCGCACGTCCTTGTCGCAGATCCCGCACGGCAGCTCGTCCGCACGGAAATGCACGCTCACTTCCTTCCACAGCCCACCGTCGATGCGCGCCCGGATGTTCTCCGCGTCCGGCAAGTCCTTCGGCCAGTAGAACCGCTCCCACATCCAGCTCGCCCCGGCCAGGTCGCGCAGCTCACGCACCTTACTCGGTCCGGCCGCAGGCAGCTGCACGTTCGAGTCGAACACCCTGGCGTACACGTCCCCGTCCATCCGGTGCCCGCGAGCCATCGGTGCGCCGATAGCCACCTTGCCCAGCTCGCGCAACCCCCTGATGGTGAACCGTGACTCATAGCTGTCGATCACGTCGTTAGCCGCACGCACGCGCCGCACGTGCACGTCCCCGTCGTTGAACTTAGTCAGGGAGTGCCTGTTCACCTCAGTCATCATCGAGGCCCTGGCGGCACGTACGCTATCCTGCACGGCTTCTGGCGCGTCGGTGAGTACCGGCTCATCCAACAGCTCGACCGATGCGGAGCGCCGGATCGACGGCTCGCGCAACGCCCGCTCCAGCAAATCCCTCATGCGCTCTGTCATCGCGTCAGCTCCACAGACTCGGACCGCTTCGCGACCGACACCGGCTCGCCGCAGTCACACGTCTTCTTCAGTTCGCCGGCCTCGAAGTAGACCGGTCGCCCACACTTCGGGCACTCAACCTCTTTCCGAGCATCCACTCTCCAACCCCCCGCTTCCTGGCGCGCTCCGCAACCAGCCGAAGCACCTGCTCCTCGTTCACAGCCTTCGCGCCCCTGTCCGTAATCAGCGCGTACCGGATGCCGCACCGGCAGTTGATGACGTTCTCCGCACTGCCAGACGGGTCGCCCGGATACATCAGCGCCTCCCCGCCCACGACGAACATCTCCTGCAGCGGGATCGTCCCCTGCGCCTCGGCCGCCAGATGCTCGGTCCGCGCCACGCCGTCGTGGACCGCGACCCACATCTTGCCCTCGACCACGCCTGACTGGTCGGCCGCCTCCAGCGTCGCCGCGTTGTAGGCCGGATGCGTCTCCGTCCTGGCGATGGTCACCGCGTTCGCCCGCCGGTCCTCGAACACCTCGCGCACCTTGCTCGTCACCGCATCGAGCGCTCCGCCCTCTGCCAACACGCCAGCGATGCCCTCTCGAAGCAACCTGGCGGTCGTCTCACTGGCGCGGAGCGCCCTGTCTACCTGCCGGCGCACGAAGCTCGACCAGGCGGCCTCGTTCAGCCTGAAGTCAGCCTCAGCGCCCAGCAGCGCCATCGCTTCCTCACCGCGGTCCTCGATGATTGACCAGAGCAGCGCTTCCCACTCCTCGCGCTCCTGGTCCGTCAGCTCGGCCAGAACATCGGCCAGAGAGAGGGGGTCAACCGCCCTCAGCCCCCTGCCGCCCACTGAAGACAGGACCACCCTCTCCTGGCGCTCGATCTGCGCACGGACCACCTTCTCGGTCCGGCGCTCGTACCGTCGCAGCGACTTGTCGTGCCGGCGTCGCTCGACGCGAATCTCCGCTTCCAGGCGTGCGGCCTTCTTCTCCTTGTCGGCTTCCTTGTCCTTCGGCTTCTGCTTGTCCTTCGCCTTCGGGTCCGCCCCGTCGTTCGGGTCCTGGCCGTCGGATGCTCCGGGATCTGCGCCGAACGGCACCGGGGCCGTGATGGTGTCGAACTCCTCGCCCTCCAGCTTCTCGAGCCCAAGGAACTCGCGCCCCTCGTTCGTCGTCACCACCTTGTTCACGATCTCCACCACGCCCTTCGCCCTGGCGAGGAACGCGGCCTGGATCGCCGGGTGCCGACTGAAGTCGAACTCGCACGTCACCGGAACGCCCTTGTCGCTGAACAGAGGCTCCAGCAGGAACTCGTTCAGCGCCAGCTCGATGCGCTTCGCGCGCGGCATCAGGCAGTCCGTCACCCACATGCGCTCGTCCACCTCAGCGCCAGCGCCGCCGCCGATGAGCCCGCCGCCCACCTTGATGCCCAGCTTCCACGGCGGCACGCCGAACACTTCCAAGATCTCCAGCTTCGAGTCCAGCTTCGTCTCGACAGCCTTGAGCTCCGTGGCGCTCATCGTCGCGTTCACTCGCTTCATGCCCTTCGGCAGCACGACCGGACGGTTCTTGTACATCGGGTTCGACTGCCGCAGCGCCAGCTTCTTCTCGATGCGGTCGAGCTGGCTATCCGACACGCCGCCATCCGTCTCGAAGTAGCTCGTGCCCTCGCCCGACCTTGCGAACAGGTTCTTCGTGTACGCCGTCGCGTGCGCAACCGTCTGCCATGCCTCAGCGCCAGCCACCAGCGGACTCATGCCTCGGATGCCCCATCGCGGGTTGAAATACTTGATGTGCACCACCGACTCTGGCTCGATGAAGTGCGGCTGGCTGTCACCCGTGTCCACCAGGTAGCCAATCACGTGCCCCATCTTGTTCACCTTCACCGTCGTCTGCTGCGGCGGCATCGTCGCGAACCCCGTCACGAACCCGCCGGCCTGCTCGATGAGCACGAACGCATTGCCGTTCAGGTCGAGGCTGCTCTGGATCTGCTCCGTGAGCTCGAACACGCTGAACCGGCTGTTCGCCTTGTTCCACAGGTCAACGATGTTCCCCGGCTTGCGCTCGATCTCTCGCCGCTGCTTGCCCAGGCCCGCGTAGAACCGAAGCTCTACCTGC